GAGAAATACGAAAAGGTCGTGTTCGTCTGTGCCGAGGGTAATCACGATATGGCCGGGTCTATCTGGCTGCGTAAGTTCATTAGAAAGCTATACGCAAAAGAGCCACGGCTAGAGGTCATTGATAACGACTTCCCTTACTACGCTTACCTCCACGGCGAGATCATGCTTTGCTTCCACCACGGTCACAAGGTGAAGATGGATCGGCTGCCCAAAGTGTTCTCAAGCGAGCCACGTTTTAGGGAAGACTGGGGCAGGTCCAAGGTAGCCTACATACATTCGGGCCATTATCACTCTGAGAGGGTCCTAGAGGACGCTGGAGCGATTACAGAGCAACACCCTACCCTAGCCTCAAGGGACTCGTACGCGACCCGTCTGGGGCTTATGTCACAGCGTGGCGCTAAAGTGATCACCTACGACGCAACCGATGGCGAAGTTGCTCGTATAACTGTGAGGCCACAAGCGTGATTCCCATCATAAGCTGTCCGCTACCGGGCGGTGGTCAAGCGCTCATCAAGACACAGGACATTGGAGGCGCGACGACTGGAGCTAACCCTAAACACTGCGATGTGTACGTGCTAGGCTGGGCTACTAACGGGATCACAATTGATCTGAGTTTGGATGACTTCGCGGAGATATGGGTATCCGCTTTATTTGATGAGGGATCAGATGACATTGAAATCGTATTTACCCCAGATGAAGTGCACTGAATGTTACAAGATCATGGTTCCACAGTTCAGGAAAGAGTACCCCCACAAGCTGGACGGCTGGTCATGCGATTGCGGCAACTGCGAGAAGGCTATTCTTCGAGAGCGTCAATACAAGAGAGAACACGATGGCGAAGATCAACAACGGGCCAGCGGACAAAGAATTTAGCCGGGCGGTAAGGCTGCGCGATGGCGAGTGCTTGCACTGTCACAAGCAAGGGCGGCTTGAGTGCTGTCATATTTTTGGCCGACGCAATAAACGGCTACGCTGGGCCATGTCAAACGCGGTCGCCATGTGCCACTACTGCCATCGGTATATGACCGAACAGCCAATAATTTTCCACGAGTGGCTGAGAGAGATGTATGGGGATGAGCGCATGGATAAGTTGCGCCTCACCAGCAATGAGATTTACAAGACTACCGAAGCAGTGAGAAAGGAAATCGCGGCGCACTACCGCGATGAGGTCAGACGTAAAGAAATAGGTCCCGAGTACGAGATTCAGAGCTGGAACTAATGTGATCCAAGTACTCTTGGTGTAGGGCCATGCGCTTGCGGAGCTTCTTGAGTGCGCTGGCTTCTAGTTGTCGAACCCTTACCCGGCTAATACCTAACACGTCCGCAATCTCTTGATGGGTCATGTGGTACGAGTAGTCGATAGGTCTCATGCTTCCCCCAAAAATAAAAGGCCGCTTATGCGACCTTAGCTGTATTGAAGCAGCTCGTCGTACTGCTCTGTCACAAGATCAAGGATTGTGTCTGCTTCCCACGTTGCGCCGTCTGGCGTCTGATCTGGTAGCTCGCGCAGGATCTCGTATACAGCCTGAGACTTTGTGCAAGCCATGTACACAACTAGCTCCGCTTTGTTCTTGAGCAAGTTGTAAAAGCGCTGGTCATTGTTGATCCACAATGCGGTGTTCCAGTGGTTATAAGATTCGTAGCCGTTGAAAGTATTGTTAGTCATGTTTGTATCTCCCTTGGTAAAGGCCGCTTATGCGGCTTTGTATTGATTAAGTGAGTTGGGAACCCATACCTGAGTACGAGGTAGGACAGCGCCGTTGCGCTGGTAGATGACTGGGCGGTCGGCCCATTCGATCCAACATAAGGTATGAGTAGCGCCTCTAGGGTGGTGGTCTGACCCGAGGACATTAACGATAGATGCTTCCTCGCACCCGTCGACAACAGAAGCAGAAGTATCCTGCTCTACAAAAATGATGTTACCAATCTCAAAATTTGCCATGTCTCTATTCCCTTGGTTAGTGGCTGTGTCCCCAGCCGATGAACACATGATTGCACACCTAAAAATACGTGTCAAACATTTTTTGTTTGTTTTTTTAAATTAGTTTTATGAGCGGACACAAACCATCCATCCGTGTCCTTTACTTTTGGATTCCCAATGTATGGAAAACCAGAAAGAAAACAAAAATAGTTGCAACCGGACAGAATGTGTTATACTTATGGTATGTGTACTACTGTGAAAAGGGCTATGTTCTGCGCTCGCAACGGTGAAAAGCACATTGAGAACCTCGATCAAGTCTGCGTACTTATCGGGCGTTTGAAAGAACTTACAGAGTCCGAGTATCTCGATCTTTGTGCTATCAACAAGCTAGAGAATGCACGAGCGTTAGAGATGGCTAAACATTACCCCAGTCACTAAGCATGGGGATACAACAGGCCGAAAAGGTCGCGGGGCTTCTTGCCCCTAAAAAAAGGGAATGGATATGTACGAGTTAGAGATTTTTAATAAGCATCCGGGCCGGGTCATTGCGGCTATTGTTCTGTTTGTGATCTGCATGGGCATATTGGGTAACGCTGATATGCAGGAAGAGATCAGCAACCATGAATGGTATTGCAGCAACGTCGATATCTGGGTGGCTTCTAGTGGCGAGAACGGGCATCCGAACTTCAAAGGGATAGACTGTGAAGCTTAGTTACCGGGAAGTAAAACGGGCGGCTAAGATGGAGAGTGAAGAGGGCATTAAACTCTGGGCATTAGCTGTTCTATTCAACGTACACGAGAATACGATGAGCAAATATCTACGTAATTACCGGAAGTACGGGCGTTCATACTGGTCTAACTATCCTGAAGAGGTAAATGATGGCCGACCATCGTGGTAAACTAGACAAGGAAACGCGGGACAGACACTTCCCTGAGCTGAATGGCGGGAAAGGATCATTACCACGTAAATCAACCAAGAGCAGTAGACAGGCATACGCTGATAACTGGGATAGGATATTCGGTGGCAAAGACAAGAGCGCAACTCAATAGAGCTACTCGCCAAGAGGCTATGAGAGAGCAAATACAGGCACAGGGCTATCACACTCATGTGCTTGATGTTGTTCAAAAATTGCTTGATCCAGAGCTAGAGCTAGATGGAGCAGACATCGCAAGGCTCAAGGCTGGTGGTGATCTGTCTTACAAGATGATGAGCAAGTACATCCCAGACCTTAAATCACAAGAGATAACTGGCCCAGATGGAGGGGATTTAGTCATAGCCGTACAGCGTAAGCGCTTCGATGGCGAAGATTGAATATATAACCAAGCCACCCGGTAAGATTCTCGAAGAGTTTGCCGATTGTCGGGCGCGCAACTCTTTCATCATGGGGCCACTAGGCTCCGGCAAGACAGTCCAAGTAATCCTTAAACTGCTAGAGCTGATGTGCGAGCAGAAGCCAGTGACGCGGGAGACGCATCCCAACTACGGCGTCCGCTTGTCTCGCATCATCGCAGCCCGTAACACCTACAGCGAACTATTCTCGACCACCATCAAAGACTGGCTGGAAGTACACGGCGAGCTGGGAGAGTTTAAGCAGGGCAACAAGGAACCGCCTACGCATAAGATCGAATTCAAGCTGGAGGATGGCACGACGGTTCGCAGCGAGGTCATCTTCATAGCCTTTGATCGACCTGATCACGTCAAGAAGGCACGAGGTATACAGACCACTTGGGTGTGGCTAAACGAGGCCAAGGAGCATTCCAAGAGCGTTGTGGACATGCTTGATCTGCGTTGTGGCCGTTACCCGTCAATGAAGGAAGGTGTACGCCCTACACACTATGGAATGCTGGGAGACTCGAATGCCCCGGACGAAGATCACTGGTATTACAGGCTGGCTGAAGAGGAAAGGCCGGAAGATTGGAAGTTTCACCGTCAACCCGGTGGTGTATATCGGGAGGGAGACGGCTGGTACCTCAATGAACAGGCCGAGAACCTTCATAACCTACCGGAAGACTATTACAAGCGCGGCTTGCAGGGTAAATCGGATGATTGGATTAAGGTCAATCTGGCGAATGAGTATGGCTTTGTCTCAGCAGGCAAACCAGTTCATCCTCTCTATACTGACTCTATCCATTGCCTGCCTGATCTTTACGTGCCTAGTCTTGATCAGCCTATCGTATTGGGTTTTGATTTCGGTCGGACACCAGCTTGTGCGTTTCTTCAGAGAGATGCGCTTGGCCGCTGGGTCTGTTTCGATGAGTTTTGTATGACTGATTCTGGGGCCGTGGACTTTGCTCCTAGTCTCAAGCGGTATATCGAGGGGAACTATCCAAAGGCGAGGTTCCGTGGCTGGGGCGATCCCTCAGGCGACAACAAGAATCAAGCGAATGCTGATACACCATTCAAGATCATGCGTGCGGCTGGCATACCTTGCACTCCTACGCTCACGAATGACCCGGCATTGAGACGCGCAGCCCTTGAACTACCCATGAAAGAGCTGTGCATGGATGGCAAGCCTCGATTCTTAATTAGCCCGAAAGCTAAGATGATACGCAAAGGGCTACAAGG